CTCTCTAGGAGATACTTTTAATTCCATAGTTGTAGGTGGGGCAACATCTGCCCCCATCATTCCTTGTCTTTCTGGCATTTCTTGATTCATTGTTTCTTCTTCCATTATTTAAATCCTCTCCTTTTTTTCCATTCGTCATCTCCTAAAACAACTATGTCATGGTAGTCATAATCAGCATAAGTTGTGTTGTTAATTTTAAATGTTCCTCCTTTTACTATTGGAACATACACAAATTCTGTAATATCTTTTACTTCTTTTGATTCAGGGTGGTCTGCTACAAATATCCATTTATTATTATGTAATACACCATGAGAACCTGAAACTTTTATATTATCTATTAAATAGTAAGGATTATTCATTTTAAATTGTACCATACCTTCTACTAAAGAATCATTAATATAGTCACCTGCTTTTATATCTTTAATTTTTTTACCATTAACGTCTGTATCAGGATGAAAACAGCTAGTAGTTCCTGTAGCTGTCGCGCCACCTTTATAATCTTTACCACCTTTAAATTGTGATTGTGATGCTCTTTTTCCTTCTGCTCTTTTATTAGCTTCTTTTGCTGCTTTTTCTCTATATTCTAATTGTTCTTGAGTATCTTTAAATCCTTGTTCTTGTGCTTCATCCGTTGATTTTTCTTCATTATATTGCTCTTGTACAGCTTTACTAAATTTAGTAATATCATATTGTTTAGCATACCCTAATTTATTTAAATGATAAAAACTACCACCTTTATTAAATCCTAATTCTGGATTTTTAGTATTTAATAAATATTGAGCAGATGCACTATTATACTGTGCTGCTAAATCGACTACAAGAGAGTTCATATCTTTTGAACTTAACCCTATTCCGCCAGAACCATACTTAGTTCCTAAAAAATTAAATAAACCTTTTCCTTTTATATTTCCAAAATCATCTTTATTGTATAAAGCGTTGTTGACGTTATCTATATTTTCTATAAAACTTTGTCCATTTTTATTTAAAATTAATGTAGTATCTTCAGGTCTTTTATTTAAACTTATAGGGTCTAATAACTTCATATCTATATTACTTGTTGCTAAATTATTTTCTAAAAAAAATTTCATTTGACCTTTCATATTAACAGAACTGCCATTAACCTTAACTAAATTAGAAATATATCCTATTGGTGTTCTTTTAAGATATTTATTTTTTTCTTTAAGGTCTTCTAAATTTGAAAAATTAAAAGATAAAGAATTTCCATCTTTAGTTATTAAATTATTTAAGCCATAATAATTATTACTATCTACTCCACCATTTTCATATAAATTAGAATAAAAATTTAATCTTTCTTTATTACTAAAACCAGGAGCAGTATCATAAGTAGGAATAAATTTTTCTCTTGGTTCATCTGGTTTTTGTTGTGCTACTTGTTGGCATACACCATTAACTAATTGATATCCCGAAGGACATGGGTTTACTGTAGGTTGTTCTACTGGTGTTTCTGTAATAGGGTCAGGTACTGTTGTACCCGGTGCATTTTCAACTATTCCTGTACCTTGTGGTGGTAAATTAGATACTTGTGGAAGCATTGGTGCTTCTATTTGTTTTAACTGTCTTGGATAACCTTGTGCTTCTGTACCATATTGGACTACTGCATTAGGACCTGTATATTTTTTACCAGTCATAGTCATAATACCATCAGTAGAAGAATCATAAACTTGTTGTGTTGTGTTTACTGCAGATGTAGCTGCACTAAAAGGAAACATTATTCCTTGTGATTCTTGTTGTAACTTTTTTTGTAATTCAGATAAGGTTGACATTTATTTAATTTGGTCCTTCAGATTGATTATTTGGTGCAGTAAAGCCGCTTTCCCCTGGAGTTTGTGGAGTTCCGATTCCGATGTTGCCACCTCCAGACCCTTGTGTGTCTGTGTTATTTGCTCCTGCAGGTACTCCATTAGCAGGTCCCATGCCACCTTGTTGTGGGTCAGGGCCTTGAGTTTGTTGATTTCCATTTAAGTCTCCCATTAATTTCATAAACAATGCAGCCTGTTCAGGGTCATTAACCACTTGGTCTGGGTCTACATCTAAAGATTTTGCAATCTCTCTAATAATACTATGCCATTTTACAAAAGGTGCTAAGAACTGATTTGATGCTACTTGCATAAATGTCATTAATCTTTGTGACCTTACTTCTTTTTGTATTAAAGAAGATGTTCCTCTTGCTTTAACAGTTAAGTCACCTTGTATGTCTGGAATATCTTTGTTGAATTGCATGTTCCATTGATACAAACTTTCACCTAAAGGTTTTAGTAAATAGTCATCTACATTTTTAATTACTGTTTTAATATTTAAAGCAGCAGCCCCCATCAACATTGACATACCTGATGCAGTTCTAGTTGTAGAATTGATACCTGTTTGTCCATGTGAATAAGAAGGTATACCTGTAGATTCATCTGCTAGTTGTCTAAACCTATCAAACATCTGCATGTTTTCAGTAGCAGTACTTGGAAATTTTAATCCATGTATAGCTTGTCCTGTTTGTCCACTTTGTCTTCTAAATATTTTACCCGGATATACAGACATATCTTGACCCGGTACTAACATTGTTTCATCAACATCAAATACTAAATTACCTGCTAGTGCTAAATTATCAATAGCCATTCTTGCATGACCATTCATAATTGTTTGTGAATCATCCATATTTTCTGGAATACCTACACCAAAGAATTGATAAGGATTAATTTCATATGGTGAAATCATAAAAGGTATTCTTGCAGGAGTAAAAGGATTTAATACTAATCTAAGTATTTGACCATTACATACCCATACATTAACTTGTACTTCATCTAATTCAGTTTTAAAATCTTCTGGAATATCTAAACCTGCTTCTTCAACAAGTTGTTTATCCATAACGCCCCAGTATTCTAAAACTTCATATCTGTTTTTATTAAACTCTTCTTGATTCTCTCTATCATACAATGATGTTTCATAACTTCTTGTTTCATAGTTAGAACCCATTGAAAGACAATCTTTAATAGCAGTTTTTCTAAAGAAAGGTCTATTAACTAAATCTCTTAATTGTGAGCGAGTGTAGACATGTCTTTGAATAACATAATCTGCATCCTCAATTTGTACAGCATCAGGGTCAGGATAAAAATCCCAACAGCTTACTGCTTCTATTCTTGGTACTAATTTACTTTCAGGTTGGTATTCTCTTTCACCTTCATCATTTAATACCCACTTATGGTCTGCTTGTTCATAATTAAAAGGTCCTTTAAGTATACCTGTACCTAATAAACACATTTCAAATAAAACATGTCTCATTACAGATATAGCATGAGATTCTTCTAATTGGTCATGGATTAAAGTCTCCATGTTTTTAGCTGCTTCATTAGCAGGTTCAATCTGTGGCATAGATTTTAAATCAGGTGCTGCACCCTCTTCTAATCCTACCTTGCCATATTTTTCTGATAGGCCATTAAGTATTTCGTCTGCTGTTGCACCCGGAGATATTTCTCTTCCATCACCTTCAAAACCATAGATGTCTTCCATTCTTTCATCTTGTTGTTTAAGATTGTCTGGTTTTAGATGTGCGTATTTAGCTACTCCCGAAGGGTCAGATGTAGGTTGTATTCCAATAGGAAATTTTCCTTGTGAAAATAAAACCTCAATAAGTTGACCATAAGAAGCTAGTACTTTAGTTTTTGTTATCTTAACAAATACCTTAGACTTTTCAGAATCACGAAAAGCCATATCGGAACCATAGATACCTCTATAATTTCTGTATGACCTTAACCATCTTTTCTCATCATAAAGACGAGCCTGTTCTGCTTCTTTAAGCTTACCTTCAATATATCCGCCAAGATTATTATAACCTTCATCTTTGGCATTATCTAAAGATTTTACTTCATCAGATTCAGCTAGACCACCACTACCTATACTATTATGTGGCATATATACCTTTAGTAGTCTTTCTCGTCAGCTAATTTGAATACTTTTGAATCAACAGTATTTTTTGCTTTTCTACCTGCAGTTACATTTGTCTCGCTGTAATCATCAGCAGGAAGACCTGTAGCAGACTTCTTAACATTTACTTTACTATCTTTAGTTTTAGCACCGCTTCTGCCATACTCTTCTGATGGTAGTTCGCCTTGCTTGTATTGTTTCATTATGTTCATATTATTCTCCTATGTTGTCGTTTATTCGCATTTAACTGCAAATTTTTTTGTGTTATGTCTTATCCAATCTTTTATTTCTGAATGGCATAAAACTTCTGTTATAAAGTTTCCAAAAGAATTAACAACTGTCTCTTCTTCTTTTTCCTTTAAATTGTATTGATAATAACCTACGTGTAGTAATTCATGTATTAATACATTAACTGCATCTGGCCCACCTACATCTATCATTTCTTTATCTAGATATATTTTATAAGGAGGTTTAATTAAAAATGCTCCTTGTGCTTCAGATATTTCATACATTAATTCATGTGGTACACAAACTAATTGTATTGTAAAAGGTCCAACTGTTACATATTTTGGTAGCTTCATTTAATATCCAAATATACTATCTGCAGGTTTAGGTTGTTTATTTTCATTAACCTTATCCATAAAATCTTGTTTAATAGGATGTATAGGTCTACTCATACAGCCATATCGAAGTGCATCGTAAGCATGGTCTTCTGTATGTGTGTCTACATCTTCAGGATTGTTTTTATCTGTAGGTAACATTGGTAATGTTCTAATTAAATTTACACAGTTATCTAAAATAAATAATGAAGGATATCCTGTATCTTCATCTGGTCTTAATCTTTTATGTAGTTCTAATTTACCGGCAATTCTACTTCTAGGACTTCTGTCTGATGGTCTCCACTTACATCCTTCTAGTATCATTGTTTCTGCAATACTTGGTCCTATATCACCTCGTCTTGCCCATGTTGAACTATCAAGTACTCCATATCTAATGTACTCACCTTGTTCCGCATCTAAAACTTTTCTAGCAAATATATCTGCTGTAACTCTTTGTGTATAAAGTTCTCTATAAACAAATATATTATTATCAAAATCTACAGCTAACCATAAACAACATGCAGGTGAACTATATCCCCAGTCACATGTTCTGAATCTCATCCAATTTCTTGGAATGTCAAAAGGTTTAATAACATGTATTTCTTTACTAAACTCTGGGAAAGAAGAATCTTCATATGCTTCCCAATTACCTTCTAAAAATTGTTTTCTTTGTACTTCAGGTAAAGATGCTAACATTGCGTAGTAGTCATCTGTCTGCATAAGATAAGGATTATCTTGTAACTTAGCAGGAATAAATCTTCTAGATATTTTCTTAACACCTAAAGGAGTTTGAATCTCTATATCAAATTTTGTATTGGGTACTGCAGGGTCAACAAACATATTCTTAACCCATAGTGAACCTACGTTTCCCGGATTACCTGTGGCTCTCATATAGACAGGAATATCTGGGTCTACACTTCTTAAAGATGAACGTAAAAAATTATAGATATCTACGTTAGCATACTGTGGTAATTCATCTATACCAATCCAAGTATAAGATTGCCCTTGGTATCTTAGTACGTCTGTTAAGTTTTCTGCATAACCAAATTCTATTCTAGCACCTGAAGGAAACTTCCATTCTTTTTCTTGCTCTCTCCATTTAGCACCGGGGTATGCTTTAGGATAAAGTTGTTGAGAATGATTTATTAAATCTCTTAACTCGGGCATTGTTCTTCTTATAATCAATGCTCTATGTTTTTGTTTAGTACAATAACGTAAAGGGTCTGCTAGTAATGCAAAAGATTTACCACCACCTCTTGCTCCACCATAAAATACTTCTCTTTCACTTGCTGCTAAGAATTGTGTTTGGGGCCCTTCATTAGCTTGAAAAATAATTTCTCTATCTGCAATAAGCTTTTTAATGTTAGGAGTAGATTCATCAATCTTATCTTGTTCAATGACTTGTTGCTTACCTTCAAGTACATTATCAATATCTTTTATTTTACTTTTAGTAGACCAATAATTATCTTGTGCTTTTTTTAATTCTTGTTTTCTTTCACGTAATAAATCATGTGCAGATTTTCTAGCTTTTTTTTCTTTAATAGTTAAAGGAGCATTTAAATCTTTTACTCTTCTTCTACCTGCTTTTTTTGGTTTTGGCTCGTCTACCAACCTTTGTGTATTACCCTTTTTAAAACTTCTCTTAGTCCCATACCTGTCAGTTTTCTACCTGTATGATGTGATAACCATTCTGCAGTTTCTCTGTACGAACAATTATTGTCTATAAACTTTTTTGCTTTTTTTATTAATTCCATATGGTCTTCATTTTGTATTAAAAACTCTGGGT